TTTTATATAGAAAATATAATGGTCAGGACAGCGAAATCAGCGCCTTACTTGGGAAATGTGGGTTTAAGGCTGTCAATCGGTCTGGCTGATAGCGCATAACTGAAATGTAATGCCCCCGCCCCCGCCCGTGAGGACAGGGGCGATGTTATGCAGCGACACGGGCACGAGCAATCTCGCCACGCTCTCTGTGATAGGTGATGGCCTGCAGCTCTGCCTGGCTGACCCAGGAATGAGAAGCAGCATAGGCATCCCGGGCGGTGACAGCGCGCAACTGCTCCCATCTCACGCCGGCAATGTCCTTGCCTGAGAAACTGTGAAGATGGCCGGTGAACAGGTGGCAGAATTTGGAGCGTCCGAAGGCCTCCCGATGCTGAGACACCAGCCCCATTGCCAGCCGCTCAGGCGGAGCCTTGTCGCCATGATGCGAGGCCAGCATCACCTGACCGTGCTCATAGACCCAGAACTCACCGGGGCGCTTGTCGACCTCGATGCGGGGGTCGTCACGATATCGCTCCGCCAGGGCAAAGAGGACAGCCATGCTGCTGTGAGGATCGTGATTGCCGGGGAGGATCCGCACGATCACCCGGGCGTGCTTCCCGGGCGGCCAGATCGATGCAGGCCGCCAATGCGCTGATCGCCATGTCGAGCGTGCGGAAGTGCCGGGTGTCGACATCGAGGACGTGCCGCGACTTTGGCGTCTGACTGGTCTGGTCGTCAGCATGCAGCAGATCGCCCGCCACGAGGATCACGCCCGTGCCTGATGCCGGAGCGGAGGCCACGCACTGACCTACCCATGAGCGGAGCCGGTCGCAGGCTTTGCGGGTGTCGTAATCCTCGCCGGTTTCCTCGCCCCAAGCCAGCATCCCCACATGGGCGTCCGCGATGGGGTAGAGCGTCAGCAGGTCGTCATCCGCATAGAGCGGCGGCGGGGCAAGGGGCGCGGCCGGCAGATCGGTGAAGGCCTCCCGGATGCGCTCCAGCGGGTCTGCGTCGTCCGCCGCGGGTTTCAGCATCAGCGAATAGCCCGGGCTGTCCTTCGTGCCCTTCGTCTTGATCCACGCCATGGCCGGGACCATGCCTGTGCCCACAGCATCCATGCCTGCCTGAATGGCAGGGTCAGTTTGCTTTCCCCGCAGCGACCGCGCCACGGTGCGGTGACAAACGCCGAACTCTCGCGCCACCGCGCTGATATTGCCGAGCCGCTCAAAGGCCTCCTGATAGACCTCCCGGCCCAGCCCCTTAGTTGCCGCCATCTGCGCACCCCACATCGATAAGGCGGATCAGCCGCGCCCCGGTTACGACCGATCGGTCGCCGCCATCCTGCGCCAATGCTGCTGCATGCTCAGCCCGCGCCAGCCGGGAGCCGTCACACACCGCGGTCTGATCCACGCGCACGCAGCCAGTCACGCAGAGCGCCAGGATCGTCGCCCAGATTGCTTTCCTCATGGTCCATCCTCTCGCGTGTCTTACGATATGCCTCTGCAGCCTCCATATCGGCCCGCTGAGCGGCGTCCCTGCGTCCGCGCCAGTAGAAGCACCACGGGGAGAAGGAGGCCCGCCAGCGGCTTCCACAGCGCCCGGATCAGCGCGCCAGCCATTGCCGCACCTTTGCGATGAGCCAGCCGGTCTCGGCCAGCGCAAGCGAGATCAGGCCTGCGGTAAAGGCCACAGCCTCCGGATGCTCCAGCACGGCAGCGAGCGGTGCAGGGAGGCCCGCCGCGATCAGCCAGACGGAAAACCAGCGGAGAAGCTGCCGCAGCAGTTCCAGAACAAAGGGATTGGTCATGGCTTCACCCCCAGAGCTTCGAGGCAAAGGCGCTGTTCCGCGGCGCGGCGATTGGTAAGCCCACGGACCTGCTTGCCCCCTGCCCGGTCCCACCGCGACAACTGGCGACAGGCAGCGGCCCAGTCCCCTGCCCGCGCCAGCTTGACGAGCGTTGAGCTACAGGCCGCGCCGGCCCCGACGTTATACGTCCAGGACGTGAGCGCGACCTGCACGCCCTGCGGCTGCGAGGTCAGCCTAGGAAGGCAGGCTGAGAGTTGCGCGTGGTAACCCGCCAATGACTGCTGGAGCATCGTCAGGCATTGCTCAGGCGTGTAGCGGTCACCTGACTTCACGCCCTTCGTCTCGCCGTAGCAGACCGTCCAGACAGGCGGGCTGGCGATGCGGTCGAGATAGGCCTCGGTGCGCTCACCCTCCCAGGGGCCGACGAACAGAGCCGTTGCCGCGAGGACGGCAGCCGCGCCGCCAGCGGTGGATTTCGGGCGCGCAGTCAGCATCGCCCGGAGACCGGCAAAAAGCCGGACCAGAAATTGCAGCATCGCTGCCTCCTGAAATGGAAATGCCCCGCGGGTGCGGGGCGGGATGAGTTCTTGTCTGGGGAACAGATCAACTTGCAGAGGGTTGAAAGTCTGGCTGGCGGAGGATGACATGAGCGAACGCAACACCATCGAGGCTATGCTCCGAGGCGCGCGCAGCCGTTGCCCCAACTGCGGCGAGGGTGCTCTGTTCAGGGGCTACCTAAGCAAAGTCGATCAGTGCGCAGTCTGTGGTGAGGACTACACTCATATCCGCCCTGCCGATGGGCCGACTTTTTTCGTGCTCTGCATTACCTGTCTGATGTTGATACCGGCCCAGTTCGTCACCTTCCGTGCTGCAGGTGATCACATCGTGACAGGTCTGGTTATCCTTGCGATGATCATGACGGCTGTCACTTTAGTGCTTCTCCGTCCCGTGAAAGGCGCAGTGATAGGGCTGCAGTGGGCGGGCAGAGATTATCATCCTTAAATCGCGATTTAAGATACGCGCCTCTCCATCCGCTCTACCAGCCGATCCAGCGTCTTCTTGATCGCTGCGAGGCTCTCATCCATCCGCGCCAGCGTGACGGCTTGGTCCTGAGCCCGGCGGGTGATCTCGGCCTGCTCCCGGCGCAGTTCGCTGATGATCTGGCCCTGGCCCTTCACAGCGGCCTCCAGCCGGATCAGCCATGCGACGAAGGCCAGCAGCGCGATGAGCTGTGGCCAGTAGGTTTTCACAATGTCTTCCAAGGCGCCCTCCGCGCATGAAAAAACCCGCGCGCGGCGGGCGTCAGGTCAGATTGTCGGGCCGGTCAGGCAGGCCAGTTGATTGCGGGCAGGTCCGCGATCACGCCCACCGGGGTCGGCCACGGTTCAGGCGGAGAGGCCCAGAGGTCATAAACCTGCATCCATACCGCATCGCGCCATGCCACAAATGCTTGCGCCTCTGCGGCCCATTGTGGGTTGGTGCTGGCGACATAGGAGGCGAGACTGTTGCCGTTGTCGTAGAGGCGCTCGCGGGCGGTGGCATCGACATGGGCCTGTACGGACACGCGGATCTGCTCCACCAGCTGTTCTGCCGTGAGGGCGACAGGCTCAGGTGGAACATATGGTGTCGGGTCCATCCCCAAGGCTGTTGCGTAAACGTCCCGGCCATGCGGTTCCGGATCATCGGGGGAAGCCGTAAAAGGTATCCAGCCGTAGGTGGGGTGCTCAATCTCGCAGTTGATGCACCCACCTTCAGTGTATGCAGGATTTCGAATATTCATCATGCGATCCTTTGGAAGAGAGTGGCAAAGTCAACCGATCCGATACTGGGCGTAAAGGAATTCCGGACGGAGTTCCCAAGGCACCGCCATGTGCCGCTCAGAGGAGAGCCCATAGAAGCCGCTGCCGTAAAACCAGTCCCGATCACATAGACCAAGTTAGCGGCACCTGTGGGACGCAGCTGATCGCCCGGATAGGTATTGCCAAAGTAAACTGGGCTTGTTGCATGCTGTGCCCACACAAGACTCTCAACCGCCCCCGCCGCAGGCAGCCTGATGGCAGCATTAAGAGCGCTCCGCGCAGCGTCAGTAGTAGAAGAACCCGTGCCACCCTTGCTGACCGGAACCAGGTCCTCCACAGCAACAGAGCCTAACCCTATATTGCCTCGCGCTCGCTGCTGCTGGCCGCTGGTCAAAGACTGAGCGATATCGTGGCGGATCGCCCCCAAACGGTCTGCGAGATCGATCCATTGAGTATTCGCGTCATTGCGGATTTTGAGGACGCTGCTCGCCGTATCCAGCCACAGAAGGCCTGCCTGCGGAGACGCGGGCGCGACTGGCCCGCTGTTGAGTGTGAACGCGCTGTCGAGCGCATTGTTGAAGCCCTCCCGGACGGCGAGGCCGGATCCGGAAGGGACTGAGCGGGGATGCTGGCTCATGCTGCCACCTGTTCTGCTTTGACGCGCAGGACCGATACGATCGGCGCCACGTCGGGTGATCGGGATGTGAGGATGGCGCGGGCCTGAACGCCGCGCGCGCGGTACTCGCCTGCATCGAGGCGGGACCATGGGGACCAGACCGGAGATCCGGACGGGTCGTCTGTGGTGGTGCGGACCTGCATTTCGACGTCACATTCGACGTCTGCCATAGCGTCCCAGCTGAGCCAGCTGTCGACGGTGCCGGTACGCTGGTCCCAATCATCACTGAGGACAAGCGGGGCCATTTCGATCACTGAGCGCAGCCGCACCAGCCGGGGGGTGGCCCAGGCGAGCGTGGTGGCGAAGGTATAGACCCCGCGCGTCGAGACCCCATAAGGGTAATCCCAAGAGGCCAGCGCATCCGTGTCCGGCACATCGTCGAAGATGCCCACATCGGTCAGCGTCAGGATGCCGTCTGCTGTTACGGTGCCGTCATGCGTGCCGCTGAACTCATCGTCCGCCTGCAGCAGGCCCGCATCGACAAAGCCGATGGCCTGCGCGCCATCTGCAAACAGAGTTGCAGCCGGCCCCATCTGCCCGGAGGCATCGATGGCGCGGACGAAGTAGACCCCCGGCATCAGCGGCACGACAGCGATGGTCGTATTGCCCTGCACCTCATCGAGGCTGACGGTGTTTGACCAGGCCGCGCTTGTGTTGGCCGCGTGCCGGATCATCACCCGCCCGCCGTAGCGGACATCGAGATCCTTTGGCAGCGCCCATTTGATCACTGCCAACCCACCCGCTGTCTGGATCGAGACATTCTCCAGAGCCACAGGCGGAGCCGCGAGGCCGTAGAGCTGACCGGACCAATAGGACCACTCGGAGCGCTGCCCGAGCTGACCGATGGCCTGCACCCGGTAGCGCATCGGCCCCGCTTTCCAGCCTTCATGTGAGGCAGAGATTTCAGCGGTTTCCGTGACCGTCTGCCAGACCGTTCCGTCATAGGACCACTGGAGCACATACCGATCCACGCGCGCATCCGCAGAGGACGACCAGCCGATCAGCGTCCGCGCCGCTGCACCGTCTCCGGTGCGGGTGACGTAAAGCTCTTCGCGCACCTCCGTGATCCCCGGCGGGGCGATATACCAGACCGGCGGCAGGCTACTGCGGGGCGCGGCCTGATAGATCTGCCCTTCCGTTGCATGCCAGGACCAGGCGAGCGGGCTGATCTCAGCCAGCGCCAGCACCGGCATGAGCCCGATCCCGTTTTCAGCAGGACCGAGCTTCATGCTGGTGACGGCGAAGGGCTTGTGATCGAACCCCCAACGGCTGCGAGAAACCGTCACGGTATCACCGCAGGAGGCCTGCAGCGCCTTCAGATGCGCCGGGAAGGTCAGGCTGAGCTGGCGGCGCGTCGTTTCCAGTTCAATCTTGGCAATGCGCTGAGCGGCATAGGGGGATGTCGTGAATGCCAGAGTGATGTCCCGCCAGATCTCCTTTCCGCTGTCCTCATCAACATAGACCTGTGACCTGTAGGCCGGGAAATCATCCGCCTGCCAATCGTTCTGAGGCGAGATGAACTTTCCGCGCACGCCGTTGAAGTTCTGCGCCCGGCTCATCCGGGTTACCAGTTGCAACGGCCCGGCGGCGTCATCTTCTGTGAGGTCCAGCGATGGCGCCCGCCATGCCCCGGCATGGATCGACCACTGCCCGCTTTTCCGGATGGCCTTTCCCGCCATCGCAGAGAGCAGGCCCTCAATCGCATCCTGCGGGGTGACAGAGGTATCGAGAACGCCGTTACAGCGATAGCGCTGCTCCCAGACGCCATGGCTTTCGACCCATTCATCGCAGATATTGGCCGCCTCGATTAGGTGATCGGAACGAATACCCTGATCCCCGCCAATGACCGCGCCCAAGCCGTAGCGCGCATCTTCCATGTAGTTTGCGAGGCAAAGTGCGGCGTTGTCAGTATAGCCCCGGGTGCCCGTGCGGGGATCATAGATGTCATTTCGCCCGCGCACTTTTGCTGAGATGTTCGGGATGCCGTTCGGAAAGGTTTCAGCGTCGAAGATGAGCCTGACTGCGATAGCCGAGCACCCTGCCAGTCGGTGCTGTGACGTCCACTCGGGCAACCACTGAGAAAGCCCAGGGAAGGCCTGCCCGCTGCCATAGTGCTTCATTACGGCGGCTTTGCCCGCATAACGTCCCTGCGGGTTTCCCGCCGCATCAAAGGCCAGCTCACCCTCGAAGTAGATCTCATCGATCGCATGCACCGGATGCCCAGCCAGCACGATGATGATATGCAGCATTTGCGTGCCGCGATGTTCGGTCGAGCCCTTGACCTTCACCGGCACCGCGACCGCCTCGACCCCGCCGTCATAGACCTGCCGCATCTCATACCCGATTTCGGTGCGCCAGATTACATCGCCGAAGGCTTCAGTGCCGGAGGTGGCGATATAGATCACCGCCCCCCCCTTGCGCACTTCACCATAGACAATGTCTCGGGCTTTCGCGGCTTCCCGGACGGTGATCAGCCGGTTTTGCATGCCTTCATCAACGGCCATCTTTGGCTTGCCTGCCAGAGCCGCAGCCACACCGGAGAGCATGAGAGAGGCCCGGAAGCTCGCCAGCATGCCGACGAAACCGGTGGCAGCCAAAGCGCCCATGACCCCTAGCCCTGACGCGATAGCCACGCCCCCGAGAAGCGCGGCCCCTGCTACGACTGGCGGCATATCAGACCCTCCATGCCCGCAGGCATTCGTTCAGCGGAATGCGATGCAGGCCCGCCTCTCCGGCAAAGGCTGCATCGGCCCCTACACAGACCCCGATTTTACCACCGGGGCCCTCCACCAGATCACCGCGCTGCGCGAAAAGCACAGACGGCAGCGGCGCTCCCAGATGAGCAGAGACGGCATCCCCATAATTGGTGACGCCCGCACGTCGCTTGATCACGCGCAGAGCCTGTTTTGGCGTGTGGTAAGTGCTCCGCCAGTCATCAGCGAGCGATGGCGTTTCGGTCAGGGCGGCGAAGACGTCCGCCGCCCAGGTCAGGCAGTCATGCTGCCCCCATGAAAAAGGCCGCCCTTTGGCGGCCTCGATCTCATCATGCAGGCGGATTTCCCAGCCCGGGGTTTTGCGCGTCATCGGCCCCATTTGAGGTCAATCTCCTGAATGCTGGTGACAAACTCAAACGCCCGGTCGCCGGGGTGGATCTGCTGTTGGCTCTCATGGGTGTAGCGCCACTCGCGGGGCCGCTGCAGGTCGATGAGCTGGCTTTCATAGCTGATCGAAACCGTGGCTGTCGTCCCGTCCTCTGAAATCTGCGGCACATCGAGCAGGCCCGAGAACACCAGCTCCGGATCAGCCAGCAGCTGCCAGTCCGCGCTGCAAAAGCCGATCCAGATCCGGCCCGGCATGCCTTGGCGCGCCTCATTGATCGCGGTGGCGATCATGTCCTGAGAGATACCGGACAGCGAGACCGTGACCCCAGAGGCGACGACGCCGTTGGTCTCTTCGATCTCACTGATGGCGATCAGATGCCCTGCGCCTGTCCATGCCTCGCCACGCCAGTGATAATCACCATATCCGCTCCACAGGCGGATACGGCCAGATGCAAACTCGCCTTCAAAGAAGCCAATAATATGAACTTCATTCCGCTTGATAGCCTCGACATTGGCTGGCTGCATATCGCGGCTCATAGCGCCTCCACGGCTTCGATACTGAACTGATGAACCACATGACCGATGGTCGCCGGGACGGGGCCTGTCGCCCGAAGCGAGACCTTCGGAGTGAAGTTGAGCAAAGCCCCGGCAGCGGGCGCGCCCCGCAGTCGGGGCACGATCTGCAGCGTGACTGGATCGAGCGGATTGGCAGGATCATTCACCGCGGCAGAGGTGATCTGATAAAGCCGCTGACGCCCGCCCTGTGCGAGGCTGAAGAAGGTGCCGGGCTGCAGGGTGTTGCCATACCAGTGGCCGGAGACGGTCAGAGCATTGCCGCTCTGGCCCGCGCCCTCAACCGCCAGATCGGGCAACACGGCAAAGTGCTGCCCGGCCTTTGGCAGGACGAGATCAAACGGCAGGCGCTTGCCCAGGACCGAGTTCGCAAAGGCCTCGAAGCCGAAGTCCTCGACCATGACGTCAATCGAGAACTCCCACCGCTCGCCGCCCATGTCCTGCACTTGCTGCGTAAAGCTGAACGGGCTCTCCGTTGCCAGCACAGCTGAGCGCAGGGCGCGGGTCACGCCCGTAATGTAGGCTGACGGAAAGTCTGTCATCGATGCCCCCTGCCCTGCAGTGCCTTTGTCTGCGCGGCGGATTGGTTGACGATCTGAGGAATGGCGGCGCGGATCTTCTGCTCGATCAGCGCTGCCGTGCCCTCCACCGCGCCGCGGGCGTCGATGTGGATGCTCACGCCCTGGCTCTTGCTGGCGTTGTCGGCCATGCGCTTGCTGATGTCGTGCGGGATCACCTGAGTGCCGCGCGGGAGGTTCATGATCTCGCCACCGCGCTCATGCACCCGAGCCAGACCGCCCGGCGCGAAGTTGGTGCCGTTGGAAAAGCCAAACATTTTCATCACACCGGTGAGGAAGCCGCCGCCCGAAGTGCCCGGGCCCATCAGCGAGGTGAAGGCCTTGCTCATCAGCATCTCAGCCAGTTTGCTGATGATCTCGCTCAGCACCTTTTTGAAGCTGCCGCCTTGGGTGATGAAGCTGGAGAAGGCTGAGCTGATGCTGTCGCGCCAGCTCTCGGTGGCATCCTTGAGCTTTTTGAGCTGATCGGCCTGCGTTGCATAACCGGCGATCATTTTGCCTTGCGTGCTTTCAGCGGCAACGCCCGCCTCGCGCTGCTTCTCCCAGATCTGGGCCTGCAGGTCGGACATGTTGAAGGTCGCTTGCAGTTTTTCGGCTTCCTCGCGCAGAGCCTTCATGACGCGCTCAACATCGGACAGCTTGGCCTTTGCTCCGCCCGCGCCTGATGACGCCGCGGCCAGACCGCCGCCGGGCCCGCCAAAGCGGCCCAATTCCTCGTTGGTCTCCTCGGTCTGCGACTTCAGAAGCTCCAGAGACTTAAGGGGAGCAAGCATATCAGCCGCGAATTTCCCGGCAGCGATGCGCTGAGCGTTGGCTGTAAAGTCCTGCCGCTCAGCATAATTCTCCAGTTCCCCCGCCAGTTCTGCACCGAGCCCCCCCTGCAGCCCAAGATCGATACCCGCCTTGGAGAACAGGCCATTAATTGCAGTGGCAACGCTGGTGGTCAGTTCGGCAACCTTGCGCAAAATCCATGCAAATGCCTTTGCAAAGACAGAACGAAGGCCAGCCGCGGCTGCAGACACGTGCCGCATGATAACAGATGCCCCTAAGCCTATCCGGTCCCAGACCTCAACGGCCAGATCTTTGAGGACACTTAACGCCTCGCCGAAACCGCCGGCAGACTTGACCAACCCCATGAAGCGGTAGACCAACTCCCCTGCCACTATGACGATGGCCCCGATCCCGGTTGCCGCGATGGCGCCGCGCAATGCCGTGAGCGCACCCGCCAGAGAGAAGGTCGCAAGGCGGGCGGCGGCAAAGGCGGCGACCCATTTGCCGGCCATCAGCCCCGCAAAAGTGGCGGTGTAGGACATGAGGCGCGGCATGGCCTCTGCCACAGTCCGCACCATGTCGCCAAGCCAATGCCCTTTCTGCGCGGCTGTGACGAAAGCGTTTGCCATTGCGGCAAGCCCCGGGACGATCTGCGCGGCCATGATGTTGCGAAAGCCGGTAAAGGCCAGCTGCACTTCCGAGAGGCTTTGTTTGGCGCGTGCAAAGCTCGCGACCGTCTTGTCGTCCATGACGGCCCCGAGCGCCTGAGCTTTCGCGGCATACTCTGCCATTGCAGCCCCGTTGCCGCGCAGGAGCGGCAGCAGCGCGGTGCTGTCAGAGGCCATGGCCTCCATGAAAAAGGTCATGTCCTGCTGGTTCAGGTTCGCCTTTTCGAGGCTGTCCACATAGAGCTGCAGCGCCTGCGGGCCTGAGAGCTTGCGGAACTGCGCGGCGGTGACCCCCACCTTTGGCGCCACGCGTTCAAAGAAATCCGCCATCGGCCCGCCGCCCGTGGCGATGAAGTCACCTACCCGGTCGTTCACGTCCTTCAGGATATCGGCGAGCTTGTCCTGCTCGATGCCGACCGAGGCCGCGCCAGCCGCCCATCCCTGGAACTCGGCAGGGGCAGCATTGGCCAGACGTGCGGCGCGCTGGATTTCAGCGGCCGCATTCATTGAGGCCACGCCCATGGCGGCCATGGCGGGGGCCGCCGTCGCGACGATCCCAGCAGCGACTTTGCCCAACTTGCTGGCCAAAGCATTGGCCTGTTGCTGAACGGCTTTCACACCGGCAGAAAATGCCGCACTGTCTAGCCCGAGGGAGACGTAAAGGGAGCCAATCGCTTGAGCCATGATAGAACCCTCGATTTGATATGTAGCGCCTGCTAAGAGTGCCGCTTAGCGTTGCCGGAGAATGATTATGGATTTTGCTTCATTGATCCCATTTATTGGGATCGCAGCTACCATTTGGTGTTTAATTGCACTTGTTATGGCGATCTTCCCCGGGAATAGGAAAAGACGCTTAATTCATGCGGGTGCTGCTTTTTTGGTTTTTATCGGCGCAATGGCATCTTCACCGACGCCCGAAGAGATGGCTGCTGAAAAGCAAGCTGTCGCACTGAGCGAAGCCATTTCTTACGAGCAATCTATTTCTAATCACCTGCAACTTGTCAGATCATTTGATGCAAATGATTTTAAGGCAGATAGTCAATCAATTGGACTAGCATTAGGTATTCTTGAGGCAGCCGCGAAAGTTTACGCAGAAGGGAAATCAAAAGATTTGAGCGAAGCCGCATCTTCCGAGCGGGAGCAACTCAGGAAGGCCCTTTCCTCTAAGCAGACGACCGCACTGCCCGTCCTCAGGGATGCCTATGGACCGGCCATGAGGAAAGCCTTGTGGGAAGCAGATGGTAAGGCAAAAACTTTCGGAAAGGGATATAGGACTGTTGAATTTGTCAACGTTAGCTTCGCCAGAAATGCCAACATCAAACAAATTCATACTGAACTGTTCCCAACCCTTATGAAGCTACGCTTCACCCGAGCACAATACAAATGGGTGGATGCAGATGTTGAGTATCAGTACTTCACCCTCACCCCGCCCAAGGACAGCGAAATCGTTACATGGCGACCCAACGGAACCTTCACGTCCGCTGATGAGAATTGAGCCCGCATTCGCCTTCAACGGCACCGCCCCCGCCACATCCGCCCCGATGCGCAGGTTGGCAAAAATCTTGCCCTTTTGACCGGCTTTGATCAGGCGGTGGGTC